CAAAGTTTGACTTGTAGTCGTTGTACTCGGCCGTCGAAACAGCGAGAGGAACAACACCACCGGTCATACCTGCAGCACCAGAGAATCCATCACCAAACTGAAGCTCTGTACCACCTGAGAGAATCAGCTGAGCATTTGCTCGCTGTCTTACCTGGAAGATACCAGTTCCGTTCTCGATAGAAGAATCAGTACCGTTGTGTGCAAGAGATAGATCAGCGGCGTTACCTGCAACTAACTTGACGTTATCTGGAACAGCTACCTGGTTAGCGTTAGAATTAACGGTCAAGTAAAGGTTGGCAGATGCATCTCTAACCTCAAGCGCATCAGCATCAGAGTCGGAGACAATGATATCACGTGAGCCCTGAACGTCAATGTTGGCATCCACGTCAAGAAGTTGACTTATTAGAACCTTCTCTGAACCGTTTGATGTAATCGCTGCAATGTAGTTGTTAGCACCTTCCTGAATTGCAAACGCCTGGGCTGACCCATCGAGAATACCAATTCTTGCAGAACCGGAGAAGTGAGTATTGAGCCCGCCTCCACCGTCCATTAAGAGTTGAGTATCTGCAACGAGGTGAAGAACACCATCAGCAACCTGAGAAATTCTGGTAGCAGAATCTCCAAACTGGAGCTGGCGTGCACCGTTCAAGAGAATACCGGTGTCGTGAACGTGTGTTAACGTAACGTCCTGATCATCACCAAAGTTAAGAACTGCGGCGTCTGCAAGATAGAGATCTGACCAGTTGTTGCTGGCACCACCAAGTGGGCCGCCGTCATCGTTCAGAGGAATCAAGCCGTTCGTAGCATTGATAGTAACAGCACCATTTGCCTTTACTGCCAGGTTAGTACCTGAAGAGGCAATGCCTTTGTTGTTTCCATCGAACTGAAGCTCTCTGTTGTTACCGAGAATTCTTATCGCATTAGAACCTGAAAGCAGAACTGTGTCTGTAACAGACTCATCATACTCGATTGAGAAGTCCTCGTTGGTACCGAAGATAAGCTTCTTGTCATCGCCAATTAACACCTTAGATGCAGGTGCTAATTCAATAGCAGCTGCTGCAGTTATCTTAACGTTTGATGAATCAATTTCAATCTGGTTGGTATTGCCAGCAATCTGGAATGAATCGGCACGGAATGCGATATCAGTTGTCATGCCTGCAACAGATGTGATTGAACCACTGTTCGGGTTAGCAATAGAGCCTAGTCCGAAAGCGTTTGTATCAACACGTCCAAATGCAACGTCTGGACGACCAGCTTCTGCAGAAGCTGACGAGAACAGAAGTCCTGAGTTGGAGTTAAGAGACTGTGCACCTAATCCAAGCATAATGATTGGATCTTCGACAAGAAGGTTGGTTGTGTCAAGTGTGGTTGTTGTTCCGTTAACTGTCAAATCACCTGGAACGGTAAGCGAACCAGCAATGGTAAATGTACCATCGACCTTGAAGTCAGACTGAACGTGAACTGAATCATCACCAGATGCACCGGAGAGGATTAGCTTACCGGCTGATGAGGAGACAATCAGATCGCCTGATGTGGCAACCATCTTTGAAACAGCACCACCGACAACCTCGACAGAACCACCAGCAGCGATAGATGCGGCACCTGTTGAATCGATGTCAAGAATACCAGCGTCGATATCTACAATAGATCCGGCGTTAGCATCAGCGTCGATGTGAACAGCGACACCAGCAGTGTGAGCAGTCTTAAGGGTAATGTGTCCAGCAGCGTTGGTTGATTCAATATCAATTGGATGTGCACCAGCAGAGCTAATATCAATACCACCAGCAGAATCAATCTTAAGCGCATCAGCATCTGTTCCGTCAGCATCAAGAATGAGTGAATCATCGCCTGCTGCTAATGTAAGGCCACCAGCGACAGCGTCAATTTTGATCGCATCATCAGCAGTACCTGACGTGTTGACAAGTGAGATCTTCTCACTCGCCGGTGTACCGTGAGGAGTGAAGACCATTTCTGTGGCGTTCGCCTTTCCAAGCGTAAGCGATTGACCATCAGCAAGCAAACCACCGATTGCCACAGGACCTGCCGAAGAGTCGAGTGAGACGGTTTGACTTGAGGTTACGTGGAATCGTAGAGCGTTATCAACTGTTACAGTTCTGTTGTCAGAAATTGCGACGATGTCTGCGCCATCTTCCTGGAGTTTTACACCCGTCTTACCATCAATTGTGAGGGCACCAGCAGCGGTGTCAATTTCCATAGCATCAGTAGCTTTAATGTCACCTTCGAGGTGAAGGTCTTGCCAAGCGGCGGCTGCTGAACCTAAGTCATAAGAGTCATCTGCACCTGGTAAAAGGGTTTGATGAAATGTACCTGCAGCTGATTCAGAGAAAGACCCAGCGTGACCGTGAATCCTCTTAATAGATGAGGCTAAGTGTGAAAGCACTACATCAAGTGATCCAGCACCTACGGAGCCTGTTGCAAGTGCAGCTAACTGATCGTTAATCTGACCTGAAGCATCTCCGAGAGAACCGGTTACTTGATTTAGTCTTAATTGTGTTCTTGAAGCCATAATTTAGTTTCCTTTATATTATCAAGTTTGAGTTAAATACTGTCTTAAACTTACTCTAAACTACTTTAACGATAACAATAACGGGAACTTTAACTTTGAGAAGCTTGGCTTCTTCAATTATATATCATCTTCTTTAGCATTCTTACATGATTATCAAATCTGCTGCACTCGCTGTTTATAAACTCATAAGCAATAGCAGTTGCATTTCCTTCACTATCATCAAAAACAAAATTAAATTTTCTTCCATTTTGTAATTCAGCCTTGATCAGACGCAGCCCTCTCATATGAAGGAATGCGGCGGTTGCAAGATCGGATGTTTTGAAGGTATTATCAGTCATCAAATTGCCTCGCTTATAAGTATTAAGACTCGAGCAAAAATGCAATCACAAGAATGAGGATCCTAGATTTTCTAGAATGCGCTATCCAATCATAAGTACAGTAACTATATCATCTAATTGAAGAGCAAAATTAAATATTACTCCTGTCTCTGTACCTTCTAGCGTGTAATCATATGAAGAACCAGAAGTCATCAATTGACCGTTAAAAAATATGTGTGTTTTACTATTTTGATAAGAAGCTAAACCAAAGTTCGCGCTGGAAACTTTCAAAGCTGTTGAAGCTGGATGAGAGCCAGTAACATTATATACTATTTTTGAGGGGAGCCCGGATGCGAAGCCTGTTACTGAAGATGATGTTAGGTAAGTAACTGCATCTATTAGATCATCATTTTGAAGCTCGGTGTTTAGAACGATTTGATTGTCAGAAGATATCGTGTAGTCAGCTGTATTTGCTGTTACCTGAGCTGCTGTTCCTGAATGAAGCAGTTGGCCGTTCAGGAACACATCGATCATATTTGGTCTGTTCCCAGACTTTGAGAAACTTGTACTGGGAACTCTAAAGGCTGATCCCGCTGCGTGTGACCCTGTAACAGTGTAGACCTTTTTCTCTCTTGTGTCGTCTGATCCAGACCCGCCTCCGCCGCCGCTTCCGCCGCCGCCGTTGCCAGAACCTGATGATCCTGAAGCTACTACTTCATCAAGCATTTTTCCTACATAGAGAAATGCTCTTGCGTACAGTGGGATCTTTGATGCACTATAATCTTGAAGAAAGAGAATTCCGTTGTAATAGTCTATGCTCCAATCGACTTCGTCGAGAAGCGGGATCTCATTAGCTTCATCACTTGGATCTCCGGAGTAGATCTTCATGATGTATGGGTTTGGCGCGTCATTTGAGAAGTTAGGGGGGACTATCTGGAGGCCGCCCAAAGTAGTGTACAGAACCTTGCTATTGTCAAAAGTTCCGTTTCCTTTTTTTGCATTAGAAGAAAGGGTCTGATAGGTTCCGGTGAGAGCTAGCTGATATGCGTGCGGCCCAGAACTCTGTGACTCGTCCCCACCACCGAATCCGGGCGTTCCAAACGAACCGACGTTTGCGTCGTATGTTGTTCCTGCAATTGCAGTCAAATCAAACTGAACATACTCGACTGTTGGGTCTGCTCCCGCTGATGCGCTTTGAAGCAAGTGTAATGTCTTTGCAGGACTGGTTGGAATCGACTGGCCAAAGATCGTTTGTGAGGCTACCTGGATGTTTGATCCGATCGTCTCCTGCGAATCGGACTTCAGGGCAGATGTATTTGCCTTGCCCAGAAGTTTCTTCTGTGCAAATAAGGTCGCTATTTGATTAGTTTTTCCAGCCATCTTTTACTCGTAAGCCACCGTAATTCTATCTAGATATCCTGTCCAGTTTTTATGAGCAGTAATTCTAATTGCAATATACTCAGCCGAAGAAGCCGTTCCATTACAAGTTTCTCCATTAAAGGTGCAAATATTTTGAGCACCAGTTTTTACGACTGCAGATGTTAGGTCGCCACTTAATGCTCCGTCACCGTCGTTAGTGTTGCCTGCACCGGCTGAAGATCTTGCTGTGTCAAGCCATCCTGTCTTTCCTGGGACTTTGCATTCAACATGTATGAAGTCATTTGCGCCTAAGCTTCCGGAGTTAGGGCCAGCAAGCGCCTTAATTGTAGCGTTTCCTCTAATTGTAATAGTAACCTGAGCCACATCGTTTACAGTATTATTTTCAAACCCTCTGTAATATTCTCTTCGACCTACCGTGAGCGTGCTATAGTTCACGTTGTTATCAGGCGCCTGGAGCGAACCTCCATCTCCAACACTTCTATAATCGCCAGAATTACCACCTGTGATGGGCGTTACAAGGTGTCCATCGTAGATGATTAATCCTGAATAGTGGTTTGGATTACTTGCATCATTAACTGACTTGGTGGAATCCCACGAAGCTGTCACGGCAGATGTCTGCCCTTGCGTCGTGTAAGATCCGGACAATAGTCTGTACTTTTCACCGCTAAAGTACTCTTCTGTATTTTGATTTGAGTTATCACTCGAACTAAACACCAAGAAATTAGATTTTGTCTGAGTTGATGTTGTTACGTTACTCTTGAAAGGATGTGCTACTCTAAAAGCAGCGCCTGCTGTATGACTATCAGAAGGCAATGAAGTAGACTGATTAAAGATCATCGATGCTGTTAAGCTAAGGTCTGTTTCTTCAGAGCCCGCTGTTGTTGTTAGCGTTGGCATTGCCCTTGAATTTGCATTCAAAGTCTGAGCGTCATTTAGTAGCGTCCCTGACGCGATTATCTTCTTGACAGATACGTTTGTCCTACTAACAACAGATATAGCAGTAGGGCTTGATGAATACACATCTCTATATGAGTTATTAAATCTTGCCAACAAGCTCGCCGTGCAGTGAGTAAAGTAACTTATTCCGCTAAGGTAGAACAGGTTGTTTGATCCTGAGAAGTTTGTCAGCGAGACATTGTCAGCTGTCATTGTTGAAGAGTCGTTATCGTTTACCCATTCGACATAGTTTGTCTCTCTATCAGAACCTCCTATAGTATGAATTACCCTTGCGTAGTTCCATCCGTTACGCTGATCAGATGTGTGAACTCTATATTTTCCTGTTCTCTGTATTTCTGTGTAGTCTGGTACGCCGTTATTAAAGATTGCAGGCTGCCAGACGCTTAAATCAAAGAATCCGGAACCATTGCTATTTAGTGATGTTCCATTTCCTGATCCTGGGAATCCAGAGCCTACTAGATTGTAAGAGCCTGTTATTTCAACTTCATGAATAACTGCTCCGTTTACTTCTAACTTCAATGAACCGCTATTAGCGTCTGAAAATGCGTCAGCGTTATGGTTCATATGCGACCCATTAGAATTAGCAGGAACGGTGTCGTTAAGCTTTCCTTCAATATTAGTGTCAAGTTGAAATACAGATCTCCTCAAATTATTAGAAGAATTGTCTGTTTCGTACGTTCCGTTTATATCGACAGCAGAGAACCCTGCAGCCGTACCTACGCTTGTGTATCCTGTTATTGTCTTGGATGCACCGAAGGACAGCTTGCAATCAGTGCCATCGTCATTACAACCAATATCATCTAGATCGGGTATGGCTGATATTGTTCCTGTGCCCGCTCCGAAAGACACGGTAATTGAATCAACATATCCTGTCCAACTCTCATCAGCCTCTATTCTCAAGCATATGTACTCATTGTTACCAACTCCAATATCACCCAATGTTATTTCGTTTGTTGAGTTCATTTCTCCGTTAAAATTGTTACTATTGTTAAACGAAGCATTGGCTCCATCATTATCGGCGTAGCTTCCTAGCTCGAAGGTTGATGCTATATCAAGCCAACCTGTCCCTTGTGTTCCATTGTCAGGGAACTTGACAAAAATTCTAATTCTGCCACTGTTTAGAGCGTCTATGGATCGAACTATGGTGCTAGCCCCCGAACCAACACCTGTGGTTACAATAGAGAGGTCTCTCTTTGTTGACCCTGTCTCATTCTTAAACCACCTGTAGAATGTTCTTTGGCCAGACACCCCTGAGTAATCAGGGTTTTCGAGGGGAGAGTTGTTTAAGGTTCCACCCTCAGAGTCATCTCTGAAGTCGCCTGAATTTAGAGTCTTGGTCGGCGAGTAAAGTCTGTCATTATAAAACTGCAATCCATTTGAGTGGCCACCATTGGAAGCAGTCATATGACGTTTAGAGTCCCACTTGTTTGCAGCATCTATGACAGAAGCCTGATTGCTATATGCACCACTTATTATTCTATAATCTTCTCTCCTGAATGTCTCAACAAGTGCAGTGGATGAGTTAGCGAGGTCATACATCAGTATGCCAGTAGTCGATGCTTGACCACTGTTGGATAAGTTTGACTTAAGCGGGTGAGTAACTGAAACACCTGCAGTCAAGGCTCCGCTCAAGAAGTAGTTTGCAGAAACTGTCGAGGAACCGGTTAGATGGAGCGTCTTTTCATTTGTCTCGCCGGCGCCGGTATTAATAGTGGGCTTCGATTGAGCTGATATCGAGAATGACACACTGTTAGATGAAGCAGCTGAATTTGAAGTTGTGAATGTAATATTGTTTGTGTCATACACGTTCTTATATGCATTCGTAACTCGAACCTTGTAAGTTGCTGTTCCACTTCTAAAGTATTCGATACCTGAAAGATGGATGCTTCCCGAGCCTACGAAACCTAAAGTGTTTCCAGCTGCTGCAAGCGCGTCAGGATTGTCATCATTTACCCACTCAATATAGTTGGTTGTTGTTGTTGACCCTGTCTTTATGTGCTGAACTCTAGCATAGTTCCAGCCTCGTCGTTGAGATCCTGAGCCTATGACGAACTGCCCGGTTCTGTGCCTAAAAGAGAGAAAAGAGTTTCCGTTAGAAAACGTTCCTGTAGCAGGACCAGAGAAGAACTTAAAGCCTGAACCGTTCGCATCGATGTGAGAACCTGAGCCTATCCCAGAAGTTCCGCTTCCAATTGGGTCCTGTGTAAGGTCAACTGTTTTAATCGTCGTGCCATTGACTGTTAATCGTACTACACCAGAGTCACCATCGCCGAATGAGAATGCAGGATAGTTTTGTATGCTATTGCCCTGACTATTAGATGATACATCACTGTTTAGCACGCCTGTTATATGAGTATCTCCGTCAAAAATACCAAGTCTTAGGTTGTTGCTGGATGTAACAACAGTGTAAAGTGTATTTACGTCAGCAGCACTCGCAATACCTGCAGATCCTGCCACGCTGGTATAGGCTGGATTCGCCGATGCCAAGTTGTTTGAAGAACCAAAGGAGAGGAATGCGCCTGTACCTGAATGTAGAGCGTTTATGTTGTCTAGTACGGGAGCAGGCGAGGGCGCCAATGCCTTCAAGACTTCGTTAAACCTATCAATCGCAGTCCCAATTGGAGTTGATGACAAGAAATCTGTAAACAAACCGTCTGCATAAGAACCGTCTTCAGGTGTTCCAATAGATGATGTTACAGAAGCAATACCTCCTTGAGAGTCGTTTACAACGAAGCCTTCTGTAAAATCCACCCTTGTTGTTGAAGAAATCGATGTTGAACCAGATGTTACATTTATCGATCCTCCACTAGCAGAAGCTGCTATAGTCACCTGGCCGTTTGAAGCGGAAGTGATTGTGACATTGTTTCCTGCAACTAGATATGACTTTCCATCCGTTAGTTGAGTTAATGATCCGGACAAGCCTGAGGTTGCGCCTAGTGAGCCTGTTACTCCAACGTTCCCTCTGAACTGTGATCCACTAATTGTTGCTACGACTGAGTCGTTTATGTTCAGCGTTACTGCGCCGGAATTCCCTCCTCCTGTGAGACCAGTACCTGCTGTTACACCTGTAATGTCGCCTGCAAGGCCGGCAATAGTTACCTGCCCATTTGAAGCTGAGGTTATCGTTATGTTTGAACCTGCAACGAGGTAAGAAGACCCATCAGAAAGGCGAGTGAGTGATCCGGATAAAGCTGAGCCCTTGATAGTACCATCGACATCCAGCTCAGTAGAAGGACTTCCCGTTCCAATTCCTACTTTCCCAGCGCTATCTATTGTCATCCTGGTATTCAGCCCGTTCGTACCAAACCTCATTTTATTGGTGTTGCCGGAATAATCAATCCAACCTTCGCCATCATTTGCGTTTGTGGTTCGAGCAAATCTAATAGTGCCAATACCGGTGTTTGCGGAAGCAATTGTCATGCCGCGGTTGCCTGTGTGGTCTCCAATGACAAGATCGTCTTTTTCGTCGGGTTGAGCGCCCGGCGTGGTCGTTCCAATACCGACACTGTCGTTTCCGCCATCTACGAATAGCATGCCGGTTTTGCCACTTGACTCTACGCGGAAGTCTTTATCAGCGCCCGATTCGTTAAATGTTACATTCCCATCTGCTTTCAGAGTGCCAGCAATATCGACTGAGCCTGTAAAGTGGTGTGTGTCGTCAGAAGTATCTCCAAACTTAGTAGAGCCGGAGCGGTACATTATACTCGATGAAACAACCATTGTGTGAAATTCATTTGCAATGATTGAGCCTGAAACTACTAGGTCGTCATTTATTGTGACCTGGCCTCTAAATGTACTTCCAGAGAGTGTCGCCACTAGTGAGTCATCGATTGCCAGCTCAGTCGAATCTATCTTTAATCCGCCCGCGGACTTGAGGTCGAGTGCAAACTCTGTCCCACCAAGATCAAGACCGTCTCCAGCTGTATACTCGGTATTAGTATCAGCTGATGTGATCGTAACTTGTCCGTTAGAGGCCGAGGCTATAGTTACGTTATTTCCTGCAACTAGATATGATGATCCATCTGTCAATCTGGTTAGCGATCCGCTAAATCCCATTGAAGCTGTAATATATCCCTTCGTGAAGACGTTGCCTTCTTCGCGAACCATGAAAATTGCATTAGCATCGGTGTTTGTACCTCCAGCATGTGCACTGGTAGGTTGCAAATTATTAAAGATTCTAAATTTCTGACCTGAGTCGCCGCCGTTGGAGTCCAGGAACATGTCAATGGACTTTACACTGGCGATAGCTGTAAAGTTACCGCCTCCGTTATACGTAAAGTCTATTTCGCTCGTGTTATCTCCTGTGCCAAAAGCAATCTTGTGATCTCCCGTGACTAGTTGACCGCCAAGGACAGGTGTTGTGTCTTCTGAGAGCTCTGTAGTCCCATCAGCTGAGGTTATCGTCACCTGACCGTTTGAAGCAGATGTAATTGTTACATTATTTCCTGCAACCAGATATGACCTGCCATCTACTAATCTTGTTAGTGAGCCAGAAAGACCTGTAGTGAAACTGGCTGAGCCTGTAAAGTGGTGTGTATCATCAGAAGTATCGCCAAACTTGGTTGATCCTGAGCGATATATTATGCTCGATGAAACAACCATGGTGTGGAACTCATTTGCAATGATCGTTCCTGAGACGATCAGGTCGTCGTTAACAGTTACCTGCCCTCTAAAAGTGCTTCCAGAAAGAGTTGCGACTAAACTATCGTCAATCGCCAGCTCAGTTGAATCTATCTTTAGGCCTCCATTTGACTTAAGATCGACAGAGAATTCTGTTCCACCTAAATCTAATCCATCCCCAGCTGTGTATTCCGTATTAGTGTCAGCTGATGTTATCGTAACAGACCCGTTAGAAGCTGAGGTTATGGTTACGTTGTTTCCTGCAATTAAATATGATTGTCCATTGGTCAATCGTGTAAGTGATCCAGAGAGACCAGCTGTAACCCCTAAAGACCCAGTTACGCCAATATTTCCTCTAAACTGTGATCCACTAATCGTCGCGACGACTGAATCGTTAATTGCTAGTGTCACAGCACCTGAATTACCGCCGCCTGAGAGGCCGGTTCCAGCAGTCACACCTGTTATGTCTCCAGGTTGACCGGTAATTGTAACTTGGCCATTGGATGCAGAAGTTATTGTAATGTTGGAACCAGCAACCAAGTATGATTTGCCGTCTGTTAGTCTTGTTAGTGACCCAGAAAGACCGGTTGTCGCACCTAGCGAACCTGTTACCCCAACATTTCCTCTAAACTGAGAACCGCTGATGGTCGCGACGACTGAGTCATTTATATTCAGAGTTACTGCACCGGAATCCCCTCCTCCCGAGAGGCCGGTTCCAGCAGTCACTCCGGTGATATCTCCGGGTTGGCCGGCAATAGTTACTTGGCCGTTTGAGGCAGATGTTATTGTTATGTTTGAACCTGCAACGAGGTAACTCTTTCCATCCGTGAGCTTCGTTAATGATCCAGAGAGACCATGACTAAATGTCGCTGAACCTGTGAAATGATGTGTATCATCTGAAGTGTCGCCGAACTTAGTAGATCCGCTCCTGTACATGATACTAGAAGACACCACCATAGTGTGGAATTCGTTCGATATAATTGTACCAGAAACAATCAGGTCATCATTGATGGTTACTTGACCCTTAAAGGTGCTCCCAGATAGAGTTGCCACAACAGAGTCATTAACAGCTAATGTGAAATTACCGCCTGACCCTCCATCTGTTCCGGAGAGGCCTGTTCCAGCAGTTAGAACTCTTTCATTTGTTAAGGAGCCTGTAGCGGACAAGACGAGATAAGATGCACCACTATCTGAAGAGCCTCCACCTCCTCCGCTAGATCCTGAGCTGATGACTTCGTCTGCCATTCTTCCAACGTAGGCAAACGCTCTCGCATGAGCAGGTATTTTTGAAGCACTGTAATCTTGTAAAAACAGAATTCCATTATAGTAATCTACGTTCCAGTCAATATTGTCAAGAAGGGGTATTTCATCGCCTACACCACCTGAACCGTCGTCTTTGTAGATCTTGACTATGTAAGGGTTTGGCGCAGTTTGAGAGTAAAACGGAGGAATTAGCTGTAGTTTACCTAGCGTTTCGTGGACAATTTTTCCATTCTTGAATACAGTGCCGCCCTTATTTGGGTTGCTCGAGCTTACCTCGTAGTCACTAGGTAATACAAACTTATAAGCGTGAGGCCCTGAATCCTGGGGGCTGTCGCCCGCATCAGAACCTACGCCGCCGCCTGTATCGTCAGCATCATATGTCGTGCCTGTCAAGACGTTGAGGGCAAACTCAATATACTCTACTGTGTTGTTTGAAGAACCTGTAGCAGACTGCATTACGTACAGAGTTCTTGTCGGAGACTCTGGTATCGACTCTCCGAAAAGCAAGCCGGTAGAAGACTGAACATTTGATCCAATCAGCTCTTCACCGTCGACCTTCAGGTTAGAAGTGTGCGCTTTTCCAAGCAGCTTCTTCTGAGCAAAAAAGGTAGCTGATCTATTACTCTTGCCTGCCATTAACCACTCCAGCCTACATCAATTCGACTAACATAGCCTGACCAATTCTTATGCGCGGAAATCTTAATTACAAAATATTCTGCACCTGAAACTGTACCGTCAACTGTGAGACCATTAAAGGTACACGTGTTAAGTGCGCCGGCGCCATCAGCGGCAGAGTCTAAATCACCGCTTAATGAGCCGTCTCCGTCTGATACGTTACCTGATCCTGCCGATGGTTTCCCTAAGTCAAGGAACCCTGATTTCCCTGGAATCTGGGCTTCAACATAAATATTCTTGTTTGTCCCTAACGATCCAGAGTTCGGGCCTGACTTGCCAACTATTGTTGCATCTCCATAAATCTTGATTGTAACATTAGGCCTGTCATTCGATGTGTTATTAAGGAATCCTCGATAGTATTCTCTAATCCCTGGTCCTAAGCTGCTGTAATTTACATTACTTGAAGGCCCTTCGACAGAACCTCCCTCAGAATGACGTCTAAAGTCGCCAGAATTACCACCATCTAGCGGGCTTATTAAATAACCGTCGTACAAGATCAAGCCATTGTAAAAGTTAGCTGATCCCGCGTCATTGATCGATGTCTGTGAGTTCCACTTGTTACCTGCATTAGTCACTGCTCCTTGTGTGCTGTAACTTCCGCTTTGAATCCGATACTTTTCACCAGTAAAGTATTCATTTGTGTTAGCATTAGAAGAGTCGCTCGATGAGTATACAAGCAAGTTTGTTGTTGTCAAAGTTGACATTGTCAAGTTTGTCTTTAGTGGGTGGTCAAAAACCATTGCTCCAGCACAGGAGTAAGCTGTAGTATAAGTGCCCAGCAATGACGAAGACCTGGAAAATCTAATAGTTCCTGTCACATGAAGATCTTCGTTTTGAGAATCAGTACTTGAGTTTAGCGTCTGCAGCGAATCTGTTGAAGATGATGTTGTCTTTGTAGAAGACAAACCACTTCCTGACTGAATTATTTTGACAGCTGACGCATTTGACAGTGCAGTGAAAGAAATTGCAGAACTACTGTCTGAATATACATTTTTGTATATGTTCGAGACTCTTGTTTCAATCGTTCCACTCGGTTGAACAAAGTACTTAATTCCGCTGAGGTAAAACAGATTGTCGTCTTGAAAATCCTGCAACGCTGAACCAGCTGCTGACAAGGCGTTTGAATCATTATCATTCACCCACTCAACATAATTTGTAGTCCTGTCACTTCCTGCAACTGTGTGCACCACTCTTGCGTAGTTCCAGCCATTTCTTTGATCTGCTACAACAACCCTGAATTTACCTGTCCTGTACACTTCTGTGTAATCTGGTACACCATTGTTATAGATTGCAGGCTTCCATGTGCTCAGTGAAACAAAGCCCGATCCATTACTGTTTAGCGACGTACCTGTTCCGGACCCTGGGTTTCCGGAACCTACCAGATTGGAGGAGCCCGTTATTTCAACAGTGTGCACTACGGCGCCATTTATTTCCAGCTTCAAAGAACCGCTATTAGCATCTGAAAATGAATTTGCCACATGATTACTGAATGAACCGTTTGCATCTGCTGCTACATCTTCATTTAAATCGCCCTCAATTGTTGTGTCTAGCGCGAAGATTGATCGCCTAAGATTGTTGCTTGAAGCCGCTGTTTCATATAGACCGTTGATATCAACAGCTGTTCCTAATCCAGCAGAAGCCGCTACGTTCGTGTACCCTGAAATAGACTTAGAAGATCCAAACGAAAGGTTCGCATCAGTCCCATCTTGATTACAGTCTATGTCATCTAAGTCTGGGATAGCTGCTATTGTTCCTGAGCCACCTCCGAAAGAAACTGTGATGCTTTCTATGTAGCCTGTCCAAGAAGCGTCTGCTTCTATTCTTATGCCTATATACTCGTTGTTCCCTATCCCTACAGTTCCAAATGTAATCTCATTGGTAGCGGAAAGTGAGCTGTCAAATGTGTTGCTGCTTCCGAAAGATGCATTTGCGCCATCGTTGTCATCGTGAGAATCAATTGAATAATCCGAAGTTATGTCTAGCCAACCTGTCGATCTAGAACCATTTGAAGGAAACTTAACAAAGACCCTTATTCTAGAGCTGTTCAAGCTTGTCCCAGCTGAAACTATTGTAGCCCCTGAGCCGTTTATAACAAGAGATATGTCTCTCTTGGTTGAGCCCGTTTCATTCTTGAACCACCTGTAGAAGGTTCGCTGGCCAGATTCTCCAGAGTAGTTTGGATTTTCTGAAGGCGCATTGTTTAACGTTCCTCCGTCACTGTTATCTCTAAAGTCTCCATCATTTAGAGTTTGCGTGGGTGAGTATAACCTGTCTAAGTAAAATTGGAGTCCATTGGAGTGCCCACCATTAGAAGAAGTCATGTGGGTTGTTGAATCCCATGCATTGCTTCCCGCGATTAAAGATGCTTGAGTATCATATGCGCCGCTGATTATTCGATAATTTTCTCTCCTAAATGTCTCGACCAAAGCTGTGGATGTATTTGACAAGTCATACATTAAGATGCCTGTCGTCGATGCTTGACCACTGTTGGAAAGATTAGATTTAAATGGATGAGAAACCGTAACTCCGGCGGTCACTGAGCCGCTCAAGAAGTAGTTTGCAGAAACTGTAGACGTTCCTGTCAAATGAAGTGTTTTGGTATGATCCTCTCCTGCGCCAGTATTGATTGTGGGTTTTGACTGTGCTGATATTGAAAAAGAAGGTGAACTTGAAGCAGCAGCACTATTTGATGTTGTAAATGTTATGTTCTGCAAATCATAAACATTTCTGTAGGCGTTGGAAACCCTTACCTTATAATCGGCTGTACCGCTTCTAAAGTACTCGATACCTGAGAGGTGGATGCTGCCAGATCCAGTAAAGTCCATCTCATTTCCAGCTGCTGATAATGCGCTAGGGTCGTCGTCGTTTACCCACTCGATATAGTTCGTGGTGACTGTAGATCCTGTTTTAATATGTTGAACCCTTGCGTAGTTCCAGCCTCGGCGCTGAGAGCCTGATGCTACAAAGAACTTTCCTGTCCTATGCTTGAATGAGTCAAAAGAATTACCATTTGAGAGTGTCCCGGTGGCAGCAGCAGAGAAAAATTTAAATCCTGAACCGTTTGCGTCTACGTGCGAACCAGACCCTAGTCCAGAAGTACCGCTACCTATCGGATCTTGCGTTAAGTCCACAGTCATGACTGAAGATCCATTTACGCTTAAGCGCACCACACCAGCGTCTGCGTCTCCGAAAGAAAACGCAGGGTAGTTTTGAACACTGTTTCCCTGGCTGTTAGACGTCACATCGCTGTTTAACACACCTGTTATATGGGTGTCGCCATCAAAAGCACCGAGCCTCAAGTTGTTGCTAGCAGTTACAATTGTATACAGTCCGTTTACATCAACGGCTAGCGATACTCCGGCTGATCCAGCAACTGAAGTATATGCCGGGGTTGCTGACGAGAGGTCGTTGGACGAACCGAAAGATAGGTAAACACCTGATCCTGAATGAAGAGCGTTTATATTGTCTAGGTCCGGAGCAGGGTTTGGAGCTAGAGCCTTGAGCACTTCATTAAATCTGTCGATTGCAGTGCCAATCTCTGTGCTTGTTGTAAAGTCTGTAAACAGCCCATCCGTGTAAGTTCCGTCTTCAGCGGATCCTATTGTACTAGACCCAGATGTTGCTGCTGTGATGGTTATCTGCCCATCGGAGGCACTGGTAACTGTTACGTTTGTCCCAGCAACAATATAAGACCTTCCATCTTTTATTCTAGTAATTGAACCTGTTATGGCTCCGCCGTTAGGTCCCAAAGAGTTGACAGTGCCGCTTAGGTAGGAAGTTCCGGTTAGAAATAGCTGCTGATCTTTAAAAGTTAGCTTTGCATCTCCGGTAAACTCGCTACCGCTTTTAAACTGTACGGACCCATCAGAACCAGATGGACTTACTACACGAATTGCTGTCATCTAACCACTTTGCCAAAAATACACTAGTTATTCTACATAAATATCAACCAGCAGTATATAGTTATCTTCTTCTAGAAAGTTAAAGTTTAATCAGTCTATGTTGTACATAGGTGTTTTCTTCACTTCTTCTAAAAGTGTAGGAAGATCAAGACCGGCACAGTCAATTTTTGTCTTAATAAAATTGTAGTGGTTACAGACTCCGTGAAACTTTCCTCGCTCGCACTCCTTGTGGACCCCCGTTTCGATGTAGCCCTTACTGTCCTTAGGATAGTCAAGAGGAATTCCAATACCAATGTGGCACGCCTTCCAAAGCGCCTTGAGTGCTTCAAGCTGGACTGGGTAGAAATCTAAGAATGGATCTAATGTCTTGCCGTGAACGTAACCGTATTCCTGGAGAGGTCTTTCTCCAAAGCCGTTCTTGACATACCAGCTTTGATACTTCGGATAGTAGGCGTTAGCAATTTCAACGCCTATGCCTTTATTGTTTCCTCCCTCGTAGCGAGGAATTCCTGCATGCCACGCTTTGTGTTGTGTGTCTAGCATTTGAAATATCGTTCCATCATTATCAATTAGAAAATGAACTGATATCCCACGCTTGTTTAACACTTTCGCACAAGACTCGGAGGACAAACAGACATCCCAATGATTAACAAACATGGTGGGCTTTCTATCTTCTTTTCCTGAAAGATTAGTGTAGCAACCTTTGTTTGCAGAAAATCCTCCCTCTTCATCCCAAAGTACTACTTTTTCCCACTCAATTGGAATAAACTTTCCGTTGTGGACTATGTGCTTGTCTCCGGGTGTGTATACATTTGAAGCAGGCTTATGATCAGATATGTTTACTTCTCTCTCTGTCCAGACTCTTCTATACGTTGTGGGACCGACAAGTCCATCTGCCCTAAGGCCATTGGCCCGCTGCCATTTTTGAACTGCCTTAACAAGCTCATGATCAAACTCATCACACCCGAACCAGCTAGGGTCCCAGCCAAGCTTTGCTGCACTTGAACTGTTATAAAAATCTTTATCCATCTTTCTTCTTCCTCTTTTTCTCTCGCTCATACTCATCAATATGAAACAAGACTGTGGTCGCCCAAGTTCGATCACTATCCTTTTCAGGCTCTGACAAATCCTTATATTCTGTTTGCACCTGCCTTCGCCACCGCTCTACATTCTCAGGAGTGTAATTATCTAGCATGTATCTTGTCCAATGTGCCCACTGACGATGTTCTAGATCAGCAAGTATTTCTAGCAGGTCGCGGCGGCTTTCATTGTCAATCATTTTTTTACTCTAGCTCGATATCAACATTTATCTCAATTGTGAGCTTAGGAATCCTTAACTGATTTGCCATGTTATGCTTCTTTGCTTCATCTGCAGTCAAAAACCAATCAGCGTGCTTCTTCTTGTCGACGATCTTCATGAAGTAATCGTCTTTCTTTCCACAGTTCCTTGCCATCATGGTGTAAATAGTTGTATTGAGCCTATCTGCTTCAGCAGCACCTGCTTTTAGTTCTTCTACTTTTCCAAAATCCATTGATGACACATCGTGTATCATGACAGTAGCATTGGGATCCATAAATCTTAGACCCTCCTCACCAAAAGAGAAAAGAACAGCACCGCATGACATTGCCTTACCCTCAACAATCGTAGCGATAGGAAGGTCTGAGTGCTTAATGGCGCTTATCATAGACATCAAGCTGTAAACTTGTCCGCCATATGAGTCGATCACAACTGGAATCACCTTTTGGCCCGTGTTATGTGCCAAAGATATCTGCTCATCAAACTTCTTAGCAGCATCTTCATCAAATTTATTAACCCGAATAATTACCGGGCTTTTTCTTAACTCAACCTCTTTGATCAAGCATGAAACATTACTTGTCCACTTCATTTTAACCTCTAGTTAACTATTAACCGCACTTCGCCATGCCACAATTTAAGCACGTGGCACACCCTTCTTGATAGACGATATTTGGACTATCACAACAATTACCTCCGAAGACACCGCTACCTGGTTTAGTCCCATCTGGTATGTACTTCTTCAAGCACCTAGCAATGACTTTCGAAAAACTAAATAGGTCTGCCTCTTTGTCTTTTTGGAGCTGTTCACAAATATAATGAACCGGTGCACCATGTCGGAGAGCAAGTGAAAGGGTCCTTGTAAAAGCTGAATGGTTAGGATTGTCAAATATCTTAACGATGTCTTTGACGATTACTTCATTTCCATCTTCACCGAACTTCAAGTCATATATTGAATTCATTGTCTTTCTAGGGCGCTTAATGAGGTGCCCTGATTTATATTTCCTTGGAATTTCAACGTATTCTGACTTTCCACCGAAAATTTCGTAAGGCTTACCTTCTAGTAACCCGATCAGAATAGTCCAAGGTTCTCCTGAGATAGAAGCTTGATGTACATCACACTCAAGTTCTCGTGGGCGCTTAGGCGCCTTATTTGAAGTAAAGAGATCATCATTCTCTTTTTCTTTGCTATCGCTCGAGACGAGGACACCTGATCGACTGCCGTCCCTGTAGACAGTCACGCCCTTGCACCCTAACTCCCAACCCGTCATGTAAACCTGCTTGACAGTCTCGACGTCAATGTCAGACGGAAGATTTGTTGTGTTTGAGATGGCATGACAGACCCACTTTTGAGCAGCAGCTTGCATTCTTACCTTAGCAACCCAGTCGATCTCATTTGCTGTGGCGCCAACATATGGGCTCATTTGAACAAGCTCTTCGTTAGTTAATCCTTGCTCATTCTCATTAAGTGTGTTCATCCACTGCTTAAAGCCGTGATGATAAACAGTAAATTCTTGCCACTTGTCTCCGCTGTCATCAACAAAATCAACGCGGGCTTCAGCATCTTGACCAGTCAGCTTCTTTCTTCGCGTGTAGTGGAGCATAAAAGCGGGTTCAATGCCTGAAGTTGTTTGAGTTAGTACTGACACAGAACCTGCAGGTGCAGTCGTCGTGTTAGCTATATTCCTTCTGCCAAACTTAGCGTAGTCTTCTTGACGATGAGGTAGTAGCTCGGACACGATCTTTGAAACAAATGGGTGCTCCTTCTCTTTGTCGTAGCTCCATGCGCCAAATGAGCCGCGCTCTTTAGCAAGAATAATTGATGACTCGTAAGAATTAAGTGCTAACCACTTATAGACTTCTTCAGTCGTTTCGATCGCCTCTTCTGATCCGTACCTTTGACCTATCATGGCCAACATGTCACCCAAGCCTGTAATGCCTAGACCAGTTCTTCGCCCTAGCACTGCTTGAGATTTAATGTTTTGCCATAAGTCTAGCTCTATCTGCTTAACAGCTTGAGGCTCTGGATCGTTTTCGATCTTTGCAATGATCTTGTCTACTTGATCTATCTCGAGATCAATCATGTCGTCCATTAGGCGTTGCGCCTTCTGAACCTTTCTAGCAAATTCTCCATAGTCAAAAGTTGCAGAAGAAGTCCATGGGTCAGAAACAAACGATGTCAAGTTCATTAGCATTAATCTGCATGAATCGTAAGGTGACAGGATAATCTCTCCGCAAGGATTTGTGGAAGATGAACCAAACCCTTCCTCTTCATAAGCATCGGAAGGTGTCATACTCTTGGCTGTGTCCCAAAAAAGAACACCCGGCTCGGCAGAAGCATGTGCAGCTTCAATTAAAGCATGCCAGATCTCCTGAGCACTATCTGTAACAGAAACTTCAGGATTTGTTGCATCAACTGGCCACTTTAACTCTACATCCTCTCCGGACTTAACAGCGTTCATGAACTCATCAGACACACGCACTGAAATGTTTGCACCTGTCACTCTTGTCAAATCTCGCTTAATTTTTATGAAATCGCGAATCTGAGGATGGTGTACTGAAATGGTTAACATTAGAGCACCTCTGCGTCCTCCCTGTGCTACTTCGCGACATGAGTTGCTAAATCTATCCATGAAGACTTCAATGCCATCTGTCGTCCTTGCAGCGTTCCCTGTCGTCATTCCTTTTGGGCGAATTGCAGATATGTCAAAACCTACGCCGCCTCTGCGCTTGGCAATCTGAACAAGCTCTTGATCAGTCTTTAAAATACCACCGTAAGAATCATGAGGCGTTTCGATTACAAAACAGTTGGAAATAGATTGAATCTGATTGTTGTTTCCAATGCCTGCCATAGGAGACCCTTGAGGCACGACATACTTAAAATCCTTGAGCAACTGGTATATCTCATCTTCGGACATCGGATTAGGATATCTTGACTCTGCCTTGTGAAACTCACTGGCTAGGCGTCGATGCATATCATCAGGTGTTGATTCTAGAAAATTTCCATCTTTGCTAGGCAAAGAGTATTTTGTTACAAAAACATTAGCTGCAAGCTCATCTCCCCTAAAATAGTCTAGAGAGTCTCTGAATGCACTGCCATAATCTACCTTTTCGCTCATCTCGTCCCCTATTGATCTTGTTGTACTTCTTTCCATTTTGTCTTTAAAAGCGATTTCATAGATGCCGCGTCATTTTTAGCGACTTCTCTTAAATCTAAATCTTCTTCATCCAAGACCTTTATCTTAGATTTTGCTGTATCCATCTGAATTGGGAAGAGAAGTCCGTCACGTCCTGCCCGGTTCTTGGCGACAAAAAGGCGGCCGGCGCCAGTAGACTTCTCCAAAGGCTTGCGAGAGAGAGATATAACGACGTCTGCAACCATTGCCTTCCCATATGCCTCGGACATATTTTCCAATCCAACTACCTCAGACTTTGCAGAGTCTCTGTTTGCCTGTGATGCGGTCCAAACAGGAATGTTTAGCTCCATCGCAAGGTTTCTCAACTCTTCGTAAATGAGCTTAAGCTCGTGCCTAAGTGAATCATACGACTTTGATGATCGCATAATATCAGCGTAATCAATCACAATAAGGCTTGGCATAAATGACTTTAGCTTTAACTTCTCAATGTGATTTCTTATTGTCTGCACTGTTGCTGTACCTGTTGGATACTCTTTGATTATTAGTCTTCCGAGTTCCATGTCCTTATACTTCGATAGTACTCTGTCTTTATTGTCTTGTACTTCGTTGCTATCAATATCGCACAAATTTGAGTCGTACCTAATTCCGACTGCTGTTTCGGTCAGCTCGAAAGTGTAGTGCACAACATTCTTTCCTCTGCGAAGAGCATTTGCGCCCATTGCAACAAGATAATGCGACTTACCTACACCTGTATTAGCAGTAACAACACCGATCTCGCCACGACCTAAGCCACCGTTTAGAATGTCCTTTCTATCAAGCTCAGAGATGCCTGTAGGGCAAACTCTTCGATTTACCTTGACAAACCTAGCTTCGATATCTTCGAAGAAATCATGTCCAGTAGAAGAAGGCATGCCTACAGAAACAGCCTCCTTCATTATAGTCAAGACATTTTCAAACTGGCCGTCATGAATTAGATTTACAGAACTCTCAAGGGCCTCTTTAAAAGCCTGGCGCTTACAAAAATCCAGTGACTTTTCCTTAACGTAAGAGAGGTCACCGTGATCTGGGTTTGATTTTACCCTGTGTAAGTATTCAACAATCTGTTCTCTAAGAACAGCATCATTCCCCTGCGTCAAATCTTCCCTGATGATGCTCACAAGCAAGCTCATAGTTGGAAAGCAACGATATTTCTTATGGTATCCAAAGTATTTTTCTGTGAGATAGTTTAGGTACTTTATCTCGAAGAAAGTGGGATCCATAACCTCAACCATCTGTGCTGCCCAAGTGTGGTCATGCAACAGGCCTTGGAAAATTTTCTCTTGAAAAGACTTTCCGTATTGCTTGAAATGACCTTCAGACGATTGGTTGCCATGCTTGTTATTAGCAAGACTCATCTTAACTCCTAATTGAAAAATTTAACGACAAAAAAAGACCGTCCACATCGAACGTGTGGAGACCTTCCTTAGATAGCATTCTCATCAAAGCCATCTTATTGCGACTAGGGCTAAAAGTATCAATTGCCCCGTGGATTTTTTGAATTTGTGTAGCTGACAGATTTGTCGTACCTAAGTGCATAAGCTTCCAGTTGCGTCTAGCGACGGCTGCGTCTTCGTTAATTCTAGTAAAAATCTTTGCTTTAGATTCTGCTTGTCGTGTTTTGCTCAAATTAAGTATTTCTTCAACAGTCACAGATTCCTCAGATGAAAATTCAGGAAAACGCTTTACTAAGACCTTAAAACCTACACCTTTTATTCCTGGAACACCATCAGAAGTATCTCCACAAAATGCTCTCGCTTGACAAAAATTGTTAGGATGAACACTAAATCGATCAATAACGTCGTTCACACCAATGTACTTCTTGCTCGTAGGCGAAAATATTTGGACACTATCGGAGACAAGCTGGTAGTAGTCCTTGTCAGAAGAATAAATTATTCTTTTTTTGTCAGAAAACATTGCCTTTGACATATAACCTATTACATCATCAGCTTCACAGTCTGGTACATACACCTGACAAACGGGTATGTTCTTTAGCAGACTTACAAGAAAAGCTACCTGCCCATTTCTATTTGAAACAGTATCGGGAATCTCTGAATAGAACCTGTTTAGCCGCTGGGGCTTTCTGTTTTTCTTGTAATCTGGGAATATGCTTCTTCGCCTTGGAGAGCCGCCTCCCTCCCAGATAATATAGACACTTTCAGGAAACACCTCTGCTACAATATTCTTAAGACCGTTTAAGAAGCCTACTACGCCACCGATAGGTTCGCCATGTCTATCCATAGTTGGATTAGCGCAAAAGTGCCGAGTAAAAACATTATAGGCGTCTATTAAGAGAACTGTCCCACTACTCATCTCAAATTTCTGCCTCTAGGGCAATGGATCTAATTTCTTCGTAAGATTCAGCGTCGATATCAAACTCAGTGTTGTTCATCTTCTTAATCATCGCTCTTTCTAGTAATCCATCAACGTAACTCTTGTATTCTGGGTTGTTCATTATTTCATTAAACTTGGGCTTATGAAATTTCTTTTCAACTAGAATCTCGCCCGTGTCAGTATTGGTTACTACAAGGCTCTTCCATGCACCTGTTCCTCGAACAGAGACTTCTTTCCCATCTATGATTTCGGGCCCGTGTTTTCTTAAGACATCAAAGACTTGCTCATGTTCCTTAATTCCGACGCCAAAGTGAATTTCAAAATTAATCTTTCTAAAAGGAGGCGCCACTTTATTTTTAATAGTCTTAGCAGAAACATGAATTCCAATAACATCTTCTCCGTCTTTAATTTGTTGGCCAGCACCTAGCTTTATTCTTGTAGAAGAGTGAAACGGAATAGCCTTACCACCGGGCGTAGTATCAGGATCACCATACATTACGCCAATCTTGGTTCTAATTTGATTGAGAATCACAAACAGTACATTTTGATTAGCAATTACCCCAGTTATCTTGCGCATACCCTTAGAGATAGCTCGTGCTTGAAGACCAATTGACTCCTTGTCATAATCACCCATAAGCTCAGCTTTCGGAGAAGAGGCTGCAACAGAGTCCCAAACAATAGTAATAGGAACATCCTTGTCCATTGCCTTAGCCTTCATGATCGTCGCCTCCGCAATTGACAACACCTCCTCTGTGCAGTGTGTGTCAACGTACACAAAACGCTGAGACACATCGACTCCTAGCATTCCTAAGTTTTCAACAGAAGTTGCGTTCTCAGTATCAATATAAACTACGATTCCTCCCATCTGCTGGGTTGTTCTAGCAATTTGAGTTGCGATGTGAGACTTTCCAATGCTGGGTGGTCCGAAGATTTCTACGATCCTCCCTTCAGGCAGTCCACCATCGCTTCTGTTTGAACAGATATAGTCGAGAAGCTTTGAACCCGTAGATATCCATCGGTTTACATGAGTTGGCGACTCATCGTAAGCCAAGTTATATGCTACTCGTGATCCTAGATCCTTGTTAAGTGAATTAATCAGATCTGCAGTGAAGTCCTCTTTGGACTCGTTACTAGTTATGGTTTTCTTTTTTGCCATCTTTACCTCTTAGCTAGATACTATCGTGTGCCCTATCAAGTGTTCATAATAAAAAGGGGAGGGACAAAGCCCTCCCCTTAGGATAAATTAGACTAGTCTAGTGCCTACATAGACTCGAGGTCTGCGAACGCATCGTCGAGCGACTTGTAGCTAGAAGAAGACGAGTCAGACGAGGTCGAAGAGGTCGTCGTGCCTCCTCCCATCTCGGTTCCAGTGTCATCCTCGTTATCGTCCCCGTTAAGCCAGTCGTTAACGATCTTCTCGAGTTCATCGTAGGACTTCAGGGTGAAGAGCTCATCGAGATCTGGGATCCCCTTTACCCACTCAGCGGCCTGAGCAGTGTCGGAGGACAGGGCAGAACCCTTGCCGCGAGGTCGCACCTCGGTCATTGCCCACATACGACCCGGAGGCTTGTTGCAGACGACCTTCACGTCGCGACCTTCATGCGGATCGGTGATGTCACCGTAGTCCTCATCAAGCATGATGTTGAGAAGAGACTGGTAAACAGTCTTTCCAAATGCCCAAAGACGAACACCCTTGTCCTCCTCACCACGGACGATGACAGGAGCGTAAGTGCGCATCTTCGGATAGAGCTTCTTAGCGAGCTCGTAGGACTCCTTAGAGCCATCATCTCGAAGCTTAGTGATAAGTTCCTGAATCGGGTCAGGCTTTCCAAACTGGTAAGGCGCGAGAAGCCCTGGGTTATTGCCAATGTTGTAGTAGAAGTAACGCTCCTTAAAGGGCTGTCCATCATTGTCCTGGAAAGAAATCAGGCGAACGGTTGCCTCTTCTCCCTCAGTAGGGCGCCACATGACGTTACGTCGGCTGTTAGTACCAGAAAGCTGGCCTAGCTTCTTTCGAATTGCATCAAGATCAATTGCCATTTTTTAACTCCTTAATGTTTTAATGTGCAAATGTCCAATAAATTGGATAGTGAATATTAATGTGTGTGTGTTAACTGTTCAAGTTTTTATTTTCTAGATTTTCTTTTTTTGCCCTTATTTCTCCTGCCGGGCACGACAGGTTTTGCGGGTTTTGCACCGCCAAATCCGCTTCCTGCTGCTTGGGCAGGTGTTCTTCTTCTTCTACCAAAGCTGGGTGGCGACTTTCCTAAGGGTAACGTCACACCTCGGATTGTTCCTCTTGAAACACCAGATCCTCCGCCCATACCAATTGCACTAATCTCTTCTACTTCTTCTTCTTCTTCAAGCTCGTCTTCATCGATGATATCTTCATCTTCGTCTGCTTCTGCTTTTTTGGTGGGTCCTGGGTAGGCTACAAAAGGTGGTGGGTTTAGCTCGATTCTGTTGGCTTCAAGCAAGATGCCTCGCACAAATTCCCTAATTAAGCTTTCTTTCACTTCTTCTTCCTCTTCGTCATAACAGTCAAAGAGTTCATCATCACACTCTTCATCATAGAAACCTGACAAAACTGTGGACGTCGTTCTAGAGTGATGAGTCGAAGGCCAAGCAGAAGGATCTCCTACTTGTCCTGTCAGTGTCGGTGACTTGATGTGACCAGATGAATAACCCGGTGCTATGTGAAACTCAGCTGACTTAGGCATGTGTATACATATCTTCTAGCCTAGTCTTTTAATACAGCAGTTAGCCTAATAGCATTATTCAGTGCAACAGAAAGAACCGGTTGTCCGTGATGGTAAAACTTAGACTCATCAGCAAGAGCACCTGAACTCAAAAGAATTGCTAGCCACTCATCCTTTGACAGCTTAATGCCTAGATGATTTAGTAGCCAAAGAGATCGGTGTTCAACAGTCATCTTCTCAAGCTTCTCGTTAAACTTGAAAAATTGACCTAGTTTGTCCTGATGCCACTTTGAAGTCTCCTTCACAAAGAGGTCGTGTTCAACATCACCCACCTTACCAATTGCGTGAAAGAGAGATACAGTAATCATCTCATCAGGAGACAAGTTAAGACTGTGAGCCTCATTCTCCTTCTTCAGGTGGTTTAGGACACTTAATGAGTACTCTACGAGTCCACCGGGATATGCCCAACCTTGATCTTCTCTGCAATTAAATGGACACAGCGCAAGGCGTTCTCCAAGCGTCTCGACAAAGACCTCGTACATCTCGGCACGATCTGTGTCTTTCTGACTTAGCTTGTAATAAAGCTCAAAATTAGACTGTAGCTTTTCAGCAGGTAAACTCATTTATATCTCCTTGTTTATTGTACCACAAGGAGGGCGAGTTTACAAATTAATCTAGGCTTTTTAGTTCTGAGAGAACGAAGTCGCGGAGGCGCTCAGCATCAAATGCTTCAATCAGATCTTCTTCGTGATCCTTGTTGTGATGCAGGTTCTCGCCACCCGACCAGGCGTCTTCCTTTGCCTTAACATCGGCAGGGTTGTCATTGTCGATAGCAAGGTCTGCAACCTTCTTCATTTCTTCGGCAATAATCTTTTTGAGGTCGCTTTTCTTAATTCTCATTTTTAGCTCCTTGAGACTACGCAATTAATTATTATGGACAAAGAGAAACTACTAAACTTTACTAATAGAGATGGGAAATGGTACATCAAAGTGGTCTATCTCTTCGCCTAATTTTGCAACTTTCTTTAAGTTTTCTACCTCGTCAGGAGGCACGTCAAGAAGAAGTGCATCATGAATGATATAAATTGGATTCATCTTCATTTCCTCTTCTCGAATATTTTTAATAATCTTGCCGAAACCTGAAAGAGCGATATCTACTCCGGTGGACTGGATGTAGTGACTTACTAGAATGTGAGGATCTCGCTTAGAAAAATATAGCGGCCTTCCAAAGAAGTTATGAATTGTCATGTCTTCGCCGCATTGACGCTCAAGTTCTCGAGACAGACTGGAAATATTAAAGAAGGTTCGAATTTTGTCTAAGACGACAGATGCATCAATATCACGCCCAACGACGAGCTGCATCTTAACAGGAGAAATGCCGTAAAGTGCACCCATGACTGCGATCTTTAGTTTAACTCTGTCAAGCTTCAATCCTGTCTTCTGCGCAATACTGTCATAAATATCACCAGAAAAAACCTTGCCTGAGAGCGCGGCTGTAATTCTAGGTTCGAGAGAAGAATAGTCAAGCTGAATCACTCTTCCGCCTGGATATCTTGACTTAAAGATTTTTCTATGTTCCTTCTTTAATGTCAAGATCTTAGGGCCACGCTTGACAACCGTCCTTCCTGTTCCACCTTGCTGGTAAACTGGTGGAGACAGCATCGTACCTTCTTTTGGCATAAAAGAGCTAATTGTCGAAAGAAGTGTTGGATTCACTTCAGACTTTTTAATCTTCTGCAACAAGCTAATATCTATGCAAGCTTCATCAAGGCTTGTCAGAGTCCCTCTGTTGATTAGAAAATTATCAACGTATGTTGTATCATTAAGCTTATCAAGTGCACTCCAGAGGTCTTCTACAAGGTCAGAAATGTACCTTTGGAACACGGCCTTGGGTAAAGAATAATGCCAAGGTATTGAGAGCCCCGCAGGGAGCCCA